TATTTTTGCGTATTACCTTTTTTTGGTGCTGAATTTACTCGGTCCGGATTCACTACTCCTTGTTGTTTATTACCAACAAATACAGATATAAAACAATTACAAACAGAAATGCTCGCTGGGCAACGTCCTATAGCTTGCCAAAAATGTTGGAAATTAGAAGATCAGAATAAAATCAGTGATAGACAATTAAAAAATTCTGCTTTTGATTTTTATAAAAATCAGGCTATAGAATTCATTGAAGAAGATTGCAGGAGGGGAGATTATTCTACCCAGATAGTTAAATTATACACATCAAACTTATGTAACGGTACCTGTGTTACCTGCGGCCCGGGGGCTAGCACGGCATGGGCAACTTTAAAAAATATTAAAATATTGTCAACTATTGAACAACCTATCATCGATTCTTTCAATTATAAAGATTTTACCATGGTAAATTTTGTAGGTGGAGAACCTTTAAAAGAAAAGAAAAACTTTGATATATTATTAAAATTAATTGCTGTCGGTAATACCGCTTGCTTTATTTCGATAACTACAAATGGCTCTGTGCAACTATCAACTAAACAAAAAGATATATTAAGAGAGTTTAAAAATTTAAATATTTGTTTAAGTATCGACGGAATAGAAAAAAGATTCGAATACATGAGATTTCCACTCAAATGGAATATACTATTAGAAAATATTAAGTTTTTTAAAAAAAATAATATTCAATTAAGTGTTAGTTATACTGTCAGCAATCTAAGTATATTTTATATTGAAGAAACTTTAGCTTGGTTTAATTTGCAAGGTATTGATTACAATTACAATCTTGTTTATGATCCCAGCTATTTTTCACCCAACGCATTGCCGTCGGAAGTAAAGCAGTCGTTGGGACCTATAGCTAGATCTATTATAGACATCTGCAGAGACTCTGCCGAGGATGATAAAAACTTCCACTTGTGCTGTAAAGAACTACGCAATCAAGATCGTATGAAAGGTATTGATATAAATAATTATCTTCCAGAGTTTAGTCAGATAATGATTGATACTGAGATTCTATTTTAACTACATCATCCCAAGAGTAGAATTGTTGTTGATCTATAGACCACAGGCGTTGTGATTCTCTATACCCATTGATATTCTCAAATACTCCGACGGTAAACGCTATACTCCACGTATTGAACCAATCATCAATTGCCCATTGATTGATTAACTCTTGGATACTGCAAACTCTATTGGGCCAATCTAGTGTATACGGTAATTGTTGACTTTGGTAGTCATTAAAGAATTTCAACTGTGAATCATTTAACTTAATGCCTAACAGAGATTCAATAAAACTTTGATTGTCAATATCAGCATAATCTATACAACCGTTTGTAGGGATAATATTGTCTATATATTTCTTCCACTCAACAATATGAATAAGATGATTATCAACAGCGTTAGATAATGTTGTGGTTAATTTTTTGTGTGATATATTCCATAAGACGTTGCCTACTTTGTTATAGGGATAGATCTGTATAATTTTAGCTTTAGGGAATGTTGTAGTTAATAACTGTTGATCAAAATTATGTGTTACTACTGCTATGTGATTGTTTAATTTGCCAAGCTCGTATTCTAAATTTTGTCTGCCATTGATAGCTAGAACTTTGGGGTGTTGATCCCCATCGACTTTGAAAGTTAATTGATCGTTAAGATTATAATCAGCATATAGTCTGGCCAGGAAATTACCTGAGCACCCTTCTAGATGACTGACTACAAGTTGAACTTGGTCTTTAATGCTGTTGCCCATAATTGGTGTGTTTTAATTCCTGGGTGCATTTTATCTTCTGCTTTGTCAACCATAGTTTCATAGGTCAAGGAGAATATAAGCGGATGGGTGTACTCATCTATTATGAATACTGTTGCGTTAGGTAATGTTAAAGTTGACTTATTGTATTTAGATTCTCTTAACTGTAATATTACATTGCCTAACGGATTAACCTGTTTATAATGATCAATAATATCATCGTTGGTCATCAAGAATCCAGCAGTAGCGTAACAATTAATTTTATAATTGCCTAGTTGTTGATGCCAGCATTGATCAAACTCTAGACCTACACCAAAACTAAAGCTACTACCAAATATGGAGATATCGGGTGTTGGATGATGTTCTGGCCCACGATACCCAATACTATTAAATTTATAATTTATTTTGTTGCCGGAAGTGTGTCTAGCAAAGTAATCATATTTCTTAGAAGAATATTTTCCTAACCAATCCTTGTAGGACTTAACAAATCCAGATTCGTAGGACATTCGTTAATCTGAAGTATTCTTAAGACCGGCTAGCATGCTCTTAAGTTTACTACTATCTACACCAGCTTGTATTTTAGATTCTTCGCTAGGTGCTACTGTTGACCCTGTTTTGATCTGACTCAGGATATTAGTCGCGCCAACTCCACGTAGGCCACTTTCTTGTGCTTCTTCACCCGGGTCAGTGATGCGTAGACTTTCTAAATCAAACTCTAGATCTACTTTCATACCTACACCTGAACTACTACGTGTCTTCATAAGTTGTAATTGATAACGACCACGTTCACGCATGGCCCTTGATGTAAAGATACCAAACACGTTATCCGCTGTGTTGATCTTTGACAAGCCACCTGCAATATGACTGTGATCAAATTCAATCTCTTCTACCGCGCCGCGATTAAGTTGTGATGCTGTGATCATTAATATATTAAGTTCACGTGCTAGATTACGTAGTTCTTCTGATACATATTTGTCTTTGACAAACAAGTCATTTGGGCTGACTTTAGCACTGACTGGCATGACCAAGTCTAAATAGTCTACCATGATAAAGTCTATTCGTAATCCTGACTGCACTTGTAGTTCTTTAAGATAAGAACGGATCTGATTTACATTACTCTGTGCTGGCATATACTTAATACGCAGAGCACCTGACTTTTTACCTACCATCTTGACTTTCATTTCAACTGTGTCAAGGTCCTTGAACACCTCTTTAGTGCTACAGTTGGCTACCATACTGTCCATACGCATAGCACACAGGCCTTCACTTAATTCTAAGGTTAGGAACACACCATTAAGCCCTTGTGTTACCCAATTAATCGCTATGTTCTGCATGAATAAACTTTTACCACTACCTGATCCACCAGCAAAGATATTAAGTTCACCACGGTTCATGCCACCAAATAATCTTTTGTCTAAAGTTGGCCAGCCAGTGCTTACCTGTCCGTTATTACTTTTAATCGCCAATAATCTAGCACGTGGATCCAAGAAATAGTCAGTGCCCATGTCTTTGGTCAAACTTATTTGTACCGCGTCTTTGATCAATTTCTCTACAGGATCATAATCACCCTTCTCCAACAAGTCTGCTGATTTAAGGATCGCACGTTCAAGTTCATTCCTGCGAGTAAAGCCTTCAAACTCTGCCATGAACCAACTGTAGTGATCTTCTGTTAGATCTGGCACACGTTTAAGATCGACACCTGTGACTGCCCGGACCTGCTCATGTGTGGGCATGGCCTTGTGATCATCTGTGTGGGTTTTGATAAACTTAGCCACTTCACGTAAACTTCTATCAAAGTTTTCTGGATTGTAGATATTCTGCACCCGCACATAACTCTGTGCGTCTTCTAGCATCATTTCTAAAAATAGTTTCTGTAGTTCTGGGGAGTATTCTTTTGTCATAAATTTATATTTTATATCGTTGACAAATTAATTCAAATATATCATCATTTTGTGTTATTGCTAGTAAACACTCAACTTTTTTAACAAAATGTGATTTGTAATTTATATTATATAACGAACAAAAACTAGAAAAAATTTCTAATGTTTCATCAATAAATTCATAGGCATCATGTGACACATGATGAAGAAATAATGTTTGTTCTCCCATTAAAAATGGAACCCATTGTTTATTCTTATTAAGAAATTCATCAATTGACTTATCTACTCCTTCCCAGGCATAATCATCTAACATTAAAATTCCATTGCGCGATAGATGATGAATATACTTTTCTATTTCATTTATTGTTAGTGGGTATGTATGAGCTGTATCAATATTAATTAAATTATATTCGCACGTGGGATTAAATACTAAACTATCTATTTTTATTATATCAATAGTTTTATTTTTTATCATCTCAGTGTTTTTATAAAATAAATCATATAATTTCATATTTGGATTAATGTCAATAGCTGTTAGTCTACTGTTTGGTGGTGAAGCTTCTATCATTGCCCCAAACGTTTTTCCTTCATTGAATCCAACTTCTAATATATTTGATAATTTAAAAAATTTAATTATGTAGAAAACTAATGCCATATCAATATTAGTTCTCATATTCTCATAATTAACATTATTTTTTAAAATTTGTGTATTATAAAAATTAGTCATATATAGTTAATTATACAGTTTCTTTTTAATTAGTTCAATATTGAGTTTGATCGATTGTTTACTGTCTAAGATAGTTT